AAACCAAAATCGTCATCAGCATCAGCACTGGTTGGGTTTGGTGTAACAGTAAGTCTCTGCTGTCGTGTGGGTGATTTGTCGGGCAGATCAGTATATGCATCAACCTGTACCGTCTTGATAACCTTACTAGAAGTAACCGGGCCATATAGATAAAATTTACAAGTGAAATCCATAGTATAGATGATTGCTCGTCTTGTAGTGAAGTCTCCCTGATAATCATCCTCATAAGAAATACTGTTTAGAATAACAGGGATATCTTTTTTAACACCCATATCAGCGTTATCATTCATCGTGATTGTGTAGTCTGGTTGAAAGTATGGTAGAATCTGTTCAACAATTTGTAGAGCATCATCTGACTGTTTTGCAAGAATATAAAGTTGAAAATTAACATTATAGGGAACAGGCATATATTGCGTGTCCAACTGATCTGATCTATCGCCCTTAACCTTCTTAAATTTCTGGACACGATTTAGTTTCCGGGCGGCGTCATAGGTAAGTCCTGTAATCTCAAAACCAATACGAGGCAACGTAACCGCAGCAGCTTTACTAAGGTCTGCGTCATCATTCAACCGAACAAGAAACTTCTGCCTTGGACCATATGCCAAGGGAACCTTCATAGTCTGTTGAACCTTTCCAGCATTGTCCTTACGAACTAATTGAATATTATTAAAAATTGTTCCGAAACCCACAACTACGTTGCGTACTGTTTCGTGATAAAATTGTTGTCCTAGCATTAATCTGCACTCCCTGCATCACCAAATGGATTTGACTCACTGAAGTCTAGTACAGTATCATCCAATGTTTCAAACAACTCATTTTGAGCTGTCTTGTCTGTAACTCCGTCACCTATTATATAGTCTTCCTGTATAAGATACTCATCACTACCTGTTTCAAGTAGAATGCTCTCACCACCAAGGGTTATGTCATCTTCATTAATAATGTTGTCACCATCTGTCTCATCCAACAGTAGACCACTTTCACTAGTTGCATGATCAATCCTGATCTCTTGATTGATGGTAGTTCCTGTTGCCTGTTCAAGAGTAAACTGATGATCTGAACTTGCAAGAGATAGAGAATCTTGGATTGCGTCAATTTCAGTAATACCTGTATCAAGAGCTTCTGAACCGTAATCGAACAGACGGCAGCGCATCTTGTAAACTGGGTTATTGTCCAGCTGGTGGAAAGGATCATCGTGATCCACAAAGTTAATTTCAAATAATTTCTTGAGTGTTGGGTGATAAATCGCATCACCCTCCAGTGGCCTATCAGCATCAGTTGCATCAGTTTCATTAACAATATAAAATATCTCACCCTCTAATTTGGATGTCGAGAATGTACCAGATTCTAATTGAATAGAACCAGACGATGTTGAATCTGTTCCTGCTTCTATTTGTATTTGTTTTGTCTTCTCTTGAAACCGTGTCTTACTTACAACGAAGGTTGCTTCACTTAGGTTCTGCAAACCAAACTGAGACATGAGTTCTTGTTCTCCAGCATACCCACCGCCAGAATCTTCCATATACATTTCGATAAGAGACTGAGTGTTAAACTTGGATAGTGCATCTTCACCAAGCACACTGTCTTCTGCAACAAGTGTGCGATCAAGATAATATACATCATGACCGTGAATCTGAATTGCTTCTGCAACTAAGTCAGCATACAAATTTTGTTCTGACGCTATCGCTGAAACACCGCTAGTATGAAAATGTTTATTTACTGCCATGAATTATCCTATCATGTAGTTAACTGGCAACTCAAATGTGAGTGCAATTTGTTCTTCTAACTTATTAATCTCTTCCTGTGCTTGTGAATATATGGTTGCGCCGTTCATAGTAACACCACCAAGTAGAGCCACACCTTCAAATTTAGAAAGGTTTGCACCCCACTGTAGTTTAATCAGAGCAGTTGCATACCTCTTTAGGAAGATGTCATCAAAAATATCTATGTAAGTTGTCGGGTCTATTTTACGATAACATTCTGCAATAATAAAATCTTCACCAGCAACAAAGTCATTCGACCAATCACCATCAATGTAAAGACGATTCTGGTGTTGGTTAAATCGAATTGGTGTTTCTCCAACAAGAATATGTTCTAGAAGGTCTAGGTTGTCCATTGCCATCTGGTACTGAATGACAGAAGTAGAAGATAGGTCATACAAGTCGTTTAAACGCAATTGATACTTAACATCAAACATGTTCGCACCACCACCTGTACCTGTGAAAGGCCAGACCTGTATCACCGACACGACAGCAGAAGGCATTGGAATAAAATTACTACCCTCTAGAAATGTATCAGTAATAGTGCTGTCTACTGTATCAGTTCCCGTTGAGGTTATATTTGCTTTCCCTCTCGCAATATCTGCTTCGGTAATCAAATGTTTGAGATACATCTTCTCAATACCATCATAGTGATATTGTGCAAAATACTGAAGAGCCTCATCAATGCGATCATCTGCTTGATCATCTGATACGTTAATATCAATGACCCCAGAACCCAATGCTCTCAGGCAATAATCTTTAAATGTTGACTTACTTATAGGTATGGCCATAGAACACCCCTTTTTTATATATTTATAAGGGTTAATCCTTTGGGATATTATCTGTTATGAGGTTTAGTTGGTAATGTTTGATAACTGGACAACTTCGGTTTCCATACTGGAAATTTCTGGTCTGCATAAGCATCATGCCTAGTGTCTGGAATACTTTCTTTTGTATAATATTTCCCATATTTTCCCTCCTTCATAATAATGTCATCAAGCTCTATCGCACTAAAACCTTCTTTTTTCTTTTTATTATACCAATCCCAACATATACACTTATTACACTTTCCACAAGGACAGTTAGAAATCAAGTTTTGCAGTTCCTTTGGTAAAAGTTCCCATGTCTGCCACCTTCCCATAGGTTCATCTTTACGATTCATTAATGGCCATTCAATGGGAATATCTGTATAATCTCTAAGAATAGAGTGGTCTACTCTATAATAAGGATTGCCTCTTCTATAAAAACTTCCAATCGGTTCTGTCGTTTGAAAATACCAAGTAGAAGGACTCCAGTTATATGTATTATATCCCATGCATATTAAATCTACACTATGCATTTCTGACAACAATGCAATATTATATAATTTTGACCTTATGGTTTCTAACATAGTATCACTAGCACGATCTTCAAACTCTGAAAAACCAAAATTAAAATCACGAACATTTTCTTTCAACCAATTACAAACGATAGGGTAGTATGCTAAATCCTGATCAGATGCATCTAGGCGAATTATTCTTGATACAATATCATCTGTAGTTTCAGTAAGAAGTTTATATAACAGATATGTACTATCTGAAGAAGAACTAGTTGCTGCGAAAATTTTCATAGTCTATCCACTCATGAGGTTTATTTCTATGGTTTGTAAAATGTATAAACTTTATATCTGGATGAAACTCCCTACCCATATATATCCAATCGTTACCTGTCTTTTCTCTATATTTTTCAGTCATGTTGTATTGCCAAGTCCTGTTATTTTTAAAATCAATAACTTTATTATCGGCAACCCATCTGGTAAACCATTCGTCAGGAAGTGTAATAAGTTCTAGTTTCTCATTCACACTATCTCCTACAAAATATTGTTCCCCATTTACTGGTCCTGTAGTAGTTCCGTTTTCAATGTAGAACTTTTGCCAGTGATGTATATCACTCATAAACTTATCGTAGATGTAACGACACTCCTTCGGATAGTATTTGAAGAAACCACCATTAAGTTGATAAAGATTTGAATCATTTCTCCACCACCCCGGCATCGCAAGAAACTGTCCCGGCTTGATTGGATAATCAAACACTTTCTTATAATCATTGACCAATAGAATGTCAATGTCCATTACACAGATAGGTTCATCAGTGTCCATCTGCATACCCCACATCTTGTTCCACTGCAAAGTGACAGATGGATGATATGGTTCACGAACCCAAATAAAGTTGTGTTCTGGTAACTTGTTCTCTAGGTATGTCTCATACTCTGGACCATACTTATCACCGATACGAACCGCTACGATATCCATCGTCTATCCCTTTGTTTTGTCGGCCGGTATCCTCTAAAATAAGTTCTATCTGCGCTTTTTAAAACATCCAGTAATTTATTATACGAATTGACCAATTCATCTAGAGTATAATATGCGTGTGACATGTGATAACAAAAAATATTAGTTGCGTCAAAAAATACAGTCTTACCTTGAATTTTTTCTAAAATTCTATCATAGTTTGGTGATATCACGTCCATCAACCAATATTCAATATCATAATCCTTTTGCATTTTTTCTTCTAATTTTCTTAAATCTTCAAATGATGGCATATCTTGCTTTGCATTTTTAGCTGCGATAGAATCAGGCATTACCATAATGTGGTTAAGCTTTTGATTGTAGTAAAAAATTTCCTTTAACGACATATTCATTTCTATAATCATTTGTTTTATATCCAAATTTTCTTGACAATAATCAAACAATACAACCTCACCGTCAAATTCTAATTGATCAACAAGCAGTGCTGCGCGCCCACCAGCTGTAGTAGAAAATATAATATCAAATTTTTCCGTAGGACGGGGTTCCGTAGGTAGTTCTCCAACTCTTTCTGTATTCTCTATATAAAATTGTTTTCGTATTCTCGTCATAAATCTACTAAAATAATAATCTTTCTTATCTACATTGTCAAGGTCTTTCCAAGCTTCAGTTTGATAA